AGTTAACTTATTTAAATCTCTTGCCTTTAGTCCTGACTTAACTGCATCTGGTCTTGCTTTTACAACTTTGTTTGCTTTTGCTGCCGCTGCATATTTGTTATAAATTTGTTTTGCTTTTGTAGCACCTTTAACAGTCACATCTGCTCCAGCTTTTCCAAAAGCATAAAGCTGTGTAAACGCAGAAGTTAATTTACCGATTGCAGTTTCTTTAACCACATCTTCAGAACCTTGTTGAATTTTTCCTAAAACACTATTACTAAAATATTTTTCTAACTGAGCAACATAACCTTGATCAACAGGTATATTGTCTTCTCGAAGTGCATCCGCAACTTCAGCTGTAAGGTTAACAAGACCATATGGAATCTTAATTGTTCCATCAATAATTCCTGCAGCAAAAGCAGTAAAAATGTCAACATCCCCAACTTCAGTTAATTGATCTTCAGGAACACCTTCTAATCGTTCAGTAATTCTTCTACCTAGTTTTCCTAATTTACTTGGACCTAAAAGTTCTACGTCTTTGGGTCCAAATAAAACATCTTTAACCGTTAAATCTCTTTGTTTTGGAGTAGCACCTGTATTAGCAATAAGACCTGGGACATCAATAATAGGATTTAATTGTTTTCTTGCTTCAAACTCTTCTTTTTTAATTTTTACATCTTCTTCTTGTTGTCTTAATTCTGGCTCATCTGGTGTGAGATTAAACTCATCAATATTAACTCTTTCTACCACGTGTCCTCCTTACGGGTACACTCTTCTGAATTTTTTATTACCCTCAAATCTAAAAATAGATCCAGTTTTAGGATCTATGTATTTATTACCAGTGATATATGTTCCAGATACAATACCTTTTACTTTTGGATTAAGAGTAAATTGACCTTCACCAACCATTATAATATCACTTTCTCCAGAATCACTCACGCCAATAAAACCATCAACGACTGAAATCGCTTGCCCTGTTTTATCTTTTATCTTTCCTTCTTCTATATTTACAAGAACTTTAGCTGTTTGATTTCTAAAAGTAACTGGAACATCCTCTTCAATCTCTTTTTGTTTTTTTAATACTTTTTCACTAAAAGATGTAACGGCTCTTTCTTTACTTAATAATTCATTAAACTTTGATGTGTATGCTGCATTATATTTTTCTTTATCAGTTTTCCCTGGAAATTTTTTGTAATTAACTCTTGCAAATTCTTTTGCATTTGTCATTGCAGCGGTTACTTTTGCATCGCTGCCAAACATCTTTAATAGTTGTGAATCTAAAATGGCATTATATTTATCTGCTCTGTCTTGTCTTTTTTGTGAAAGTGCAGTAAATCCTCTTGCAGCTCCACCTAACGCTTCACCCAATGTTTGAACACGAGTTGGGTCTGCAGTAGCTCCAAAGGCAGTTAAGAAATCACCAATTCTTTGCGTTGCAGTTGGTTGAGCCTCTTTTTTTAATTTAGATACGTAATCTATCATTGCTTTTTGTTTATCTAAACCAGAAGTTACTCCAGTGCCTTGTGCCGAACTTCCGTTTTTAAACATGGGTCTTTTAAGAATATTAGGCATATTAAATACCTCCGTATAGACTTGCTATTCCAAAGTTACCTATAGGCTGTTGTAGCTGTTGTGGTTGAAAACTTTGCTTTGGTAGAGTGTTTAAAACCGATCCAAAGGTTGATCCAAATGCTTGTGCTGCAGCTAAACCTGGACTTGTTCCAAGAGGTGTTCCTGGCGTCTGTAAAGCAGCTTGTCCAGCTAAGAACGGACTAAATACATTAGTTGCCCTACCTAACTGTTGTAGTGGAAATTCTTCAGCTAAAACATTTCCTTGTCTTATTGCATCAAGCACGGATTGTGAGTAAGCTTGTGCTCCAGTTCCAGCCGCTCCTAATTGTTGAGTTGCTCCTGCACCTAATGTTTGTTGAGTTTGTCCTAAACCAATTTGATTAGCCAAAGCTTGTTGTTGTAATGTTTGTGCTCTTTGTAAACCTTGTTGTCTTAAATTTGATAAAATACCTGCATCATAAATATCTCTTTGTCTCTCATATTCTGCTCTTCTTACACCTTCTCTCCCACCACCAAATGCACCTGCAGTAATGGCATCCGCTGCTTGCCCCGCTCTTCCTGCTGCTCGCTGCTCGTTTAATAATGCTTGAGTCGCGTCTAATACTTCGGTTTGAAAAGGTGACATAAATGCTTGATACTGATCGGGCGCAGCTAATCTCTGAGCTTCTTGTACAAAAGGTTCAAACGATGCAACACCTGTACCTGTTCCAACTCCTGCAACTTCACCCGTTGTTGAATCAAATTGTAACTGTCCTAAACCTGCTTGAGTCGCTGCTCTTTGTTGCGCTGCTTGTACTAAAGGACTAACGGCAGCAACCTTTGGAGTAATTCCTGAAATATCTAATCCCTCTCCAATAGGCGCTATTTGTTGCGCTAAAATATCTGTTACTTTTTCTGCAAAGGGTTCTAAAAATGCTGCTGGTAAACCTGCTGGAGTTGTAACTGCCATTATGCTTTTCCTTCCAATTGTTTCATTAAGGAATACATTTTTTGTGCTCCTTTATTTACACTCCCGCCGCCCGCTGCTCGAACCGCGTCTGCTGTAAATACAAACTCATTATTCGATAACATTGCTGGAATGTCATCTGCTTTTTCTTTTATACCAACCGGTGGCACAAAACCACCTGTTTTTCTAAAATCCATTTCTGTAATGCCTTGTGGGTTGGTTCTTAATGGTACGTCCATGATACCGCCCATAGCTTGACCAGGTCTTTTTACAACATCTGCTGGGCCAGTTGGTGCACCTGTAACTGCTGGTCGCCTAGCTTCAGCGTATTCTGCTTTTTTAATATCTCTTCTTTTTTCAAAAGCTTCTCTGTCTTTTTTAAAATCTTCTAATTGTCGTTGTTGAGATTCATAAGCTAATTTAGCTAACGCTGTTGCCACGGCTGCGCCACCAAATACTTTTTGAGCGTTACTGAAAGACATGCTATTATTTTTTAATGCTTTATAAGCTTCATCTGCTTGTCGTTCTTGTGCTTTTTCTTGTGCTTTGTTTTGTAAAATATTAGTTCCTATTTTTACTCCAGCTTCAAGTATTCTAGGATCTATATTTCCAAAAATGCCACCACCTGAAGAAGTTTCTCCTGTAGGTGATCCACCATCTGGAGCAAAAGAAAATAAATTAGAAAGACCAAAATCATTTCCTCCACCTGTTCCAGGGAAACCACCGCCTGTTCCAGGGAAACCTCCTGATTGTGGTGCAAAACTAAATGGTTGTCCTGTTCCAGGACCACCAGAAGTAAATGAAAAAGGATTAAATCCTAGTTTCTCATCTCCAGAGGTACCAGCAAATGCTGCAGCATACGGATTACCACCTGACATGACAAAAGCTTGAGCAGCATCTTTAAAATCAAAATCTTTAACAGCATCTCCAACAACATCTCCTATTTTACTTACACCTTTTTTAATTGGTTTTGTAATTGATTTAACAAGGCTTCCAAAACCATACGCTTGTCTGGTATCCATAAGACCACCGACCATTCTCATATCTCTTGGACCTGTGTAAGGATTTTTTTCGTCGTATTGATAAGCAGGAAGTTTTTGTTTTTCCATTAACATTTCCATATCTCTTTTTTCTTCATCAGACATTTCATCGTCTAAATTATAACCTTCTTGCATAGAAATAAAATCTTCGTCTTCTAACGTTTCTCTAATTAACGCCATCTCAGCAGGTGATACTTTACCTTCCATAATATCTTCTAAAGAAGGTAAGCCTCCCTCTGGCATCGTTCCATCTTGGTATAGTTGTCTTTTCATTTGTCCTCTTGCAATAGTCATATTGGGTATTGTATACAATTAGGCAGGCGTTTCAATCCTGAATGTTATAATCTACTTTGTTTTACTGAATAAATCAAGGCTAGGCATCATAAGAGTAATGTCCTTTTTTATGTCCTCTTCTGGCACACCTTTTGCCTTCCATTCCTGGTCATTTTTGTACTCTTCACCGGTCTTTTTATTTGTAATCTTCTCTATAATTTTCTCTGGTTTTATCACTTGCATTATGTCGTTACCTCTCTTGGCTGTATTTGTAGTATTGAAGCAATAACATGTAACTCATTAGCATCACTGGCTTGTACCTTTAACACTTCACTCTCTTCAACCACTAAGGGCTGAGTCAGAAGTTCAATAGTTGTATTCGATGCTACTGCTTTGGTTTTAAATAAAGTAAACACTGTGCCACTTGCATTGGTTAAGGTTACATCAAGATTACAGCTAGATCCTGAGTCATTAGCCACAAGTAGAGATTTAACTAAAGCAACATTTGCAGACGGTGTTGTATATAACGTCGTGTTATCTGTTGTGGTTAAATCGACTTTTGCATTTACGAAACTATTAGACATTAATTTAAAAAGAAGTTTTGTGCGACTACTTCATCCTTTAATTCTTGTTGAAACGTTGTGTTAAGTTTTTGTATCACCGCATCAAGATCTCTAACTTGTGAGTCAGCAACAACTTGTCGGTATTCTTTTCCGGGTCTTGTTAAAACTTGTACAATTTTTGCCATTATCTTCTTCCGTCCGGTTGTAGGTCTAATCTAAAAGTTCCTAGCTTCCAGTCTTGACCTGCGCTTGTGTTTTCTACTTTTAACGATACTGCTCTTGCTCTTGCACGAGTATCAACTTTTGAGGTGCTTGATGTAATCGTAAAAGGACCTAAAGGTGAACTAGCTTGTGAGTTGTTCGAGTAGTTTCTTAAATTTAATGTTATTTGTGTATTGCCTGTTTGTGAAACAAAGTCTGGAACAAATCTTCTAATTTTCATAATCACTTCTCCATCGCCCCCTAAACTTTCACCATTAATATCATAGTCTCCTGATTGTATGTTTGCAGCGATCGCTGTAATCGCAGTCGTGGTAACATCATCTGTACCTTTTTCATGTTCATAGTAAACTGTTGAACCATCTGTATTTCCAACAACATCAAAAGAACCATCAACCGAAATACTATATTCTGTTGCATGAGGTAAACCAAACACAGAAGAATCAACCCAGGTTGTTCTTGCAAGTGTTCCTGTCGTCCAAACGGGTCTTTGTGCTGATGAGTCTAGATAATTATAAGTTACCATTCGGTTAACAACATTTGATGTTGCTGTACAATAGAACCAGGTAATTTCTCCAAACAAATTATTAAGTCCAACGTTAATGAGTTGAGCTGCTGTTGTATTTAAATTATCATAAATAAAATCTTCAACTAAACAAACCATCGTTTCTAAATTACCAGCGTATTTAAAGAATCCATTTTCTGACATCCAGTAAGCCGTACCATCAACTTCAATCGCTGCATTCTGACCAATCAAACCACAGTTTGTTCCAACTTGTTCAAAACCAAAGGTAAAAGGTGGCCCAATAAAACGCATCGTAAATAGTGCGGTATCCGTCCAAACATAAATTGCATTTCGACCACGAACGGCTCCAATGATTCTAGAACCATCTGCTAGTCTTTGTGTGCCTGCTGTATTGGTTGCCGTTGGTGTGTAAGTATTAATATCTTCTTGAGACGAGAATCTAATAAACATTTCATCTTGAGTCGTTTTATCTCCAATGGTTGTTTCAGTTCCAAAGAAAACTAAGTGTCTGTCTGGTGTTGATACTACCATGTCACGTGAAGCAGTGGGTGCTCCTGTTATAATCGTTGCTCGATTACTAACTGCATTCGCTGCATTTGAATCCCATTCAAAAACTTCACCATTATGAATAAGTGCAATAATCTTATCTCCAAAATTATCAATTGACCATAATCCAGGATCTGTAACTTGGTCACCACTTGCAGCTTCGCCCCAAGCAACAAAGTCAGAAGTATTTTCAATCGTTGCACCTGCTGAGTGCGCTGCCGCAGTTGTGTTTCTTACTTCTCTTGTAACACCTGTTAAGACGTCTGAACTTATTCCTGTGTAAGATATTTCTTCCGTTCCAATTTGAATAAAGTTTGTACCTGATGTTGGAAACTGAGATGAGTCTGCTAATTGTATACCCGTTGTTTGTGAGTCATTGATTGCGCCAACTAAAGTCGTTTGTGCATTACCTAAAACTTCACCACCCCAAGTTCCTAGACTCCAACCCAAGGCAGGAGTTTGTTGTGCTGGACCCACAGGATAGTAGTGCTTGACTCGAATACCACCGGATGCCGTTGCACCTGAACCTGTTTCTGCACTTGGCATGGTAACTGTTATGGTGGTTGTCGTTGGCACAGAAGTCACCATAAATTTTTTATCATCAAAATCAGATGCACTGTAATTAGAATTAGTGATGGTAGAAAAATTATCTAACAGAACAATGTCATTTACATTAATGTTATGCGAAGTAGAAAATGTAATGGTAACAGAGGTTGATCCGTTTGTGGTTGTAAAAGCGTTTGAT